CCAAAATGCTCGTCGACGTGTTGCTGCTTCCAAGCAGCAACTTTCCGACCAGTTGCGAGTAGCAGCTAATGAAGCATCATTTCATGTCGCACACGACACAATGAAAGCTTCAACAGCAAAATCTCCAACACAATACTATGAACAACGAGTTGCATCCCGCATTCTCAAGTTCAAGAAGTATTGCCAGGTTCCACCGAACACATCACCGTGGCTCAACATGTTCCTTCACACTGGAACAGAACCTGGCGAACGTCTGCATATGTACAATAAGCGTCATCGCTGTCCACATGGCAGGACGTTTTCTGACTATCAGATGCAGTACAGTATTAAGTCTGATGACAGCAAGTTGGCCGTATTTATGCGACCAATCTGCCATTGTACTCAACAACATATCACTAAAGACACAGTTAAACGTGTCTGTGGTAACTGTACTAACAACGTTTTGAATCTCATATCTGATAAGACCTTTCCCGGTCGAATCTTGATCTGTCGTTTCTGTAAGAATTATTGGCATAAAGTCGATGATATGGAAACCCGTATTCGCCCAGACATCTCAGTTTGGACCGCTCCGATTGAGCGCGTCTCGACAAAATCTTGGGCGACACTGCCTGTTTCCGCTACACCGCTGGAAACCGTTGTCGAACTGATGGAAGAGGCCATTCAAAAGGCGCCGCATACCGTGCGCCGTGGCCCCATGAAAGGCAAGCGTGTCGATTTGAAAACGTTCCTTGCTCAGCAAGAAAGCGCAGATGCCATCATTGGCCCTGTGAAGCGCCTATTTGAAAAAGTAGGCTCGTTCTTCAAGAGTATTGGAGATTGGATTTATACAAAAATTTCGGACAAGGTACAAGCGTTCCTTGTTCGTAAAGTTTGGAAATCTCTATCTCTAATGGCTACAGTCATACTTAAATCTGTGACTACTAAGCCCTGTACATACGCGTTGGCACTCATTCGTCTTCTTTTTACTAAGTCGATGCCTGAGCGCCTCCTCGCAATGGCAGTCCTTCTTGAAGATACACTTCTTTCTAAGCTATGGACATTCATTTCTGATACATTGCAGCTTAAGTGGACCACCGCTTTCGCTCCAATGCCTACAGCCGTGTATCGTAAGCACGAACTTGTTGATGATGATAGTGAGACCGCTTTCCTCGTAAAAGAGGTTAACGCAATCACTGCTCAACAAGAAAGTGGCTCGCACATTCTTGAGTCACTTTTCGCATTTTCAAAGTATATGCCTAAGACCCACATCTTCGACATTCTTAAGGATTTCAATACGTTAAGCTCCGGCTGGCGTAATCTCCATGAGCTCATTTCGGGCTTCGTAGACAAGTTACCAACTTGGCTATCGAAAGTGTTTACCTTGACCGATCCTCGTAAGAGGTTCGCTCATGATTGTAAAACACCTGGGAATCCTATTTTTGTTATGATGCAGGCCTATAAGGCTATGCTTACTGGCGATTCTTGTGCTTCAATCGACGCGTACGAACATTTTTGCGCGTCCTGGAAAGATTCTGAGAAGTATCTTTACTCCGAATATACAGTTAATGAACAGGTTCTCCGCTTGCACAAGCATTTCTATACGAATATGCAAGCGTGTATGAGACCGAACACAGTTAGCTCAAAACCAATACCTTTTGTAGTTACTATGTTTGGCCTCCCTGGCACTGGCAAGTCTTCGACTTGGCCGCTCTGTCTGTCCGGTATCATACCCGGTACGATGGAGCAAATTCGTGATCTCTCATATTCGCGAAACCCTGGATCTGACTATTTTGATGGCTATAACCCTGACAAACATAAGATTTTTGTTTTTGATGATTTCGGTTCCCAAACCGAAGATACATGCGCTAATGAACTTATGGCTATGGTTTCTAACGCAGCATATTTGCCGCCTTTCGCTTCTATTGACAATCCGTCGGTAGGAGTGAAAGGTGCAGCATTTACTGCTCCCATAGTTGTAATAAACTCGAATTTTAAAGAGTTTACGCAATGCAAACAAATTGTTAGCAAACAGGCGCTTCAGCGCCGACTCGGCTTAATTATCACCTGGGACTCTCGTTTCAGTGTTGATAAAGAATATCAAGTCGAACGTGCTACCGTTGATGGCAAGACTGAAAAAGTCGTGCATTCCGG